AATCTTCTGCATCACGGCTTCTAATGCGCCCAGCCGAGGTTGCCAATCGCCAAAGTCACGATTGACACACACAAAGTACTGCTGTAGGAACGCGCCTTTGCTCCTACCCAATAGGGTTTGGTCTATTACTTTGCATTGACCAAACACATCTTCTAAACCATTAGACGTAAAAGAGCCTGTTAATCCCCAGCGAAACTTAAAACGATCAATTACTTTAAGTAGGTGTTTATACCTAGTACCAGAAGGATTTTTGAGTTTGGTTAATTCATCAAATACGATGCCATCAAACCCTGCTAAATCGGGCAAGGTTTGGATATTGTCGTAATTGGTTACAACGATCTGCGCTTTGGATTTGAAGGCTTCTTGACGTTGTTTAGGCGTTCCTACCGCTATTGCCATCTTCATCTTGGGAGTCCACTTAGCCAACTCTTGCGCCCATACATCGGTGCAAACCCGTTTAGGCGCAAGAACAAGCCAGCGATTGACATGATGGTCGTTATATAGGGCTTGCATAGCTGTAAGGGCAATAGCCGTCTTACCTGCGCCAACGGAAGCAAGGATCATCGCCCTATCGCGCTCGTATAGGAAGTCAACTGATTGTTCTTGATAATCGCGTAGTTTCATAGCTTTATACCTGCCGCCCATTCATTAATGGCTTCGGCTGTGTTTAGCAACACATATTGTTGCTTTAACGCAACCATTGATTCTGCAAATAATTCTTGCATAGGGGATACAACCCCACCTTTAGGACGCTTCAATTCCACAAACCACGTTTCGCCATTGGGTAAGCAAGCAATACGATCTGCTACCCCACGTTGCGTAGTTGTCTTAAACTTAAAGGTTCTACCGCCCATTATTTCCACCTGCCAGATAAAGTAATTTTCAATTTCATGTTCTTTTAATGCTTTTGTTTTTCTTGTCATGTTGTAAATATATCATAAAATCTGTTGCGCTATCAATTTTATTGTGTATACTGGAAGTTCTAAAGGTAATCTAATTTAAAAGGACACACATGGCAAAGCACTCAAGTATCGTAGGCGGATCAACCGCTAAACGTGTTATCAATTGCCCCGCATCAGTCGCTCTTGTAGCAAAGATGCCACCAAAACCTTCTTCCAAATATGCTGATGAAGGTACGTTATGTCATAACGCTATTGCTGAGATTTTAGATAAAGGCGTTACGCCTGAATCTTTACTTGGAATGAAGTACAAAAAGCATACTCTTACACAAGCACTCTTAGACGCCAAAATTTACCCTGCGTTAAAACTTTTAAGTGAAGTTGATCCTGATGGTGAAATGGAATTCATGGTTGAAACGGAGATTGATTTTGGTAACCATTTGCCGGGCGCTTTTGGTTCTGCCGATGTATTAGGAAAACTACCTAAAAAAGCGATTGTGCTTGATTGGAAGTTTGGATCAGGCGTAATTGTTGAAGCAGAAGAAAACGATCAAGGTATGTTTTATGGTCGTGCGGCTATGCACACAGAAAAAGCCAAATGGATTTTTGAGGATATAGAAGAAGTAGAAATTATCATTATTCAACCTCCTGAAATCCGCCGTTGGACAACAACTGTAGCGCGGTTAGAACAATTTGAACGTGATCTTGTAGCCGCTGTCAAAGATTCCACACGCGCTGATGCAATGATGGCTTCAGGCGATCATTGTCGTTGGTGTGCCGCCAAGCCTATTTGCCCTTTAATGACAGGCGCAGTAGATCGGGCTACACAATTAGCGTTAAAAGATTTAAATCCATCGCAGATTGCAACCTATTTATCTCAGGCAGATATGTTAGAAGAATGGGTAAAAGATTTACGCGAGTTAGCTCATCAAATGCTTGAAGCTGATGTTAATGTGCCGGGTTATAAGTTAGTAGCTAAGAGAGCAATACGTCAATGGGAAAATGATAATGTAGCGCTTACAGCACTTACAACTCTAGGTGTACAGCCTTATAAACCACCTGAATTAATTTCACCAGCACAAGCAGAAAAATTGCTTGGTAAAAGTAATAAAGCAGTATTAGATGATTTAGTAGTCGCTGTAAGTAGTGGTAGTACGTTGGTAGCAGAGAATGATCCGCGCCCAGCGGTTTTAAACATCGGGAGGCAACTTACCGCCGCCCTTAATAAACTAAACTAAGGAAATATCATGTCAAACTTGACAACTTTTAAATCAGCAGGACTCCCAGCAGTAAAAGATTTAGCTAATGCGCTTAAATCAAACCTTCCTAAACTTGCCGAAGTCGGTAGTGTCATTATCAAAATGGACAAAACCGGTCATTGGGTGTTTGGCGCAGATCAAACCGAAGTAGAAGATGGCTCGCAATGGGCGGTTAATCCTTTCAGCTTTATTCATGGTTTTATTGCATGGGGTGATGGTGAGCCTTTAGGTGAAAAAATGGTAGGCATTAGCCAACCATTGCCTGAGCTAGATGTAGCCCCAGCCGGAGCTAAACGCGGTTGGGAAACACAAGTCGGCTTATCTATAAAATGTATATCAGGTGAAGAGGAAGGGCTAGAAGCGCGCTTTACTACAACTTCTGTTGGTGGTAAACGTGCCGTTCAAACTTTAGGCGCTTTAATTGCGACTCAAATTGATGCAGACCCTACTAAGCCTGTAGCTATTGTGAGCTTGGGATCAGAACACTATTCCCATAAATCTTATGGTCGTATCTATACACCTATCTTTACTGTAACTGATTGGTTAGATATGAACGCTGAAGAAGCTAAAGCACCTGAGTTGGAGCTTGATGAGCCACCAATGGTTGACGAAGTAGAAGCAGTAGCGCCAACGCGCCGCCGTAGAGCAGTTTAAGTAATATGGGGTTAGTTCGACACTATTCAGCTTGATTACACGAAGTGGAAAGACTAAAAAGACTTACTGACCCCACCTAATTTACTAGAGGAATAATATGAATCACAAAGATCAAATAGTTTTATCTCCTGATGCTCGTAAAGCAATAGCTCAAGTAAAAATGGAGATGGTTAAAGCCGCGCAGGTAAACATTAGAAATATATTCCCCGGGCTTGGGGCTAAGAGTGCAAAGATTCACCATACCAAGAACGGATCTAGTACCAAAAAAGGGTCTGGGCGTAAACATCAACAGGGTAAGTGATATAATGAGCTATGTGCTTGGCGGCGCAATATAGGTAAGCCCTAATCTGCAATCTGCTCGAACCTATCGAGTCCGCCAACGTCCGATCCAAAGGACGAGATTGCAGTTTAGGGCTTTTTGCTTGGAGTTTGTATGAAAGAAATTTGGAAAGATGTGCCAGGGTATGAAGGTAAATATCAAGTTAGTAGTTTTGGTAACGTAAAATCTTTTGTAAAAAATAAAGAAGGCAAACTTCTTAAACCGGGTCGTATGTCCAGCGGTCATTTATCTGTGGCTTTTGGAAGAGGAAATTCAATTTGTGTTCACACGTTAGTTCTATCAACTTTTGTTGGGGGTGCGCCTAAACGCCATGAATGTCGTCATTTAAACGGAAATCCAGCCGATAACAGGTTAGAAAATCTTAAATGGGGAACTAGGACTGAAAATATTTTAGATGCGGTATCTCATGGAACTTGGATGACTGTTGAAAGAGTTAATGCTTTAAATAAAGGTCGCAACACTAGGTGGGGAAACAAATGAGTATTTTGTGGTGCGATTTTGAAACAAAGTCCCGTTGCAATCTGTTAACGCGTGGCGTGTATAACTACGCGCAAGATAGTTCAACCGAAGTGTTGTGTATGTCTTATGCGTTTGGTGATGCTGATGTTGTAACGTGGACTCCTGACCAACCCTTTCCTGATGCAGTACGCAATCACAAGGGAATGATCTATGCTCACAATGCCGCCTTTGAACGGCTGATCTTTTGGTATGTATTGCAAATCAATTTTGATTTAGAGCAATTCTATTGCACCGCTACTCAGGCTAGGGCTAATTGCGCGCCCGGCTCTCTTGAAGATGTAGGGCGTTTCGCAGGGGCGTCTATGCGAAAAGATTTTAGAGGTTCACAATTAGTAAGAGCTTTATGTATTCCGCAACCTGACGGCAAGTTCAATGACGATCCCATACTTATGAAAGAAATGGTCGAATACTGCGAACAAGACGTCAGGGTTATGCGGAATATTAGCGGGGCGATGCGCCCGCTATCTAGCGAGGAACAACTCGACTATTGGGTTAATGAGCGCATTAATGATCGAGGCGTATTGGTGGATGTGCCACTTGCACAAGCCGCGATGCTCTATTCCGAAGAAGAAATCCTTGAAGTTCAAAAGCTGGTAGTAGAGATTACTGAAGGTGAGATCACCTCAGTACGCTCGCCCAAGATGCGCGAGTGGGTGCAATCCAGAGTAGGTGATGAAGCTTTAAAGCTAATGGAGTCATATAAAGAAGGACGTAAAAAGTATTCCATTGATAAGAATGTGCGTAACTCTTTACTTATCTTTGCTGATGAGAATCCCGATCAAGTGCCACCTCATGTTGCGGATGTAATTCAATGTGCTGATGATTTATGGGCATCCTCAGTAGCTAAGTTCCAACGCATGGTGAACTTAGCTGATGAAGAAGATCACAGAGTCCGAGGCGCGTTTATGTTTAATGGTGGTAGCGCTACAGGTAGGGCGTCTAGCATGGGGCTACAAGTTCACAATTTCACCCGCAAATGCGCCAAACATCCTGAGCAAGTGCGTAACGATATGGTAAAGGGTAGCGATATTGTGCCGCAACATGGTAAACGCGTAACCGATGTACTTAAAGGAATGTTACGCCCTGCAATTATTCCTGCTAAGGGTAAATACCTAGTCGTAGCAGATTGGGCAGGTATTGAAGCCCGTTGCAATCCTTGGTTATCTAACAAACCGCAAGCTGAAGAAGTACTTGATGTATTTAGAGCAGGGAAAGACATTTATATCCGCGAAGCCGCAGGGATTTTTCGTTGCGATGAGGCTGAAGTTACGCCTGATCGTAGACAGCTAGGGAAAGTTGCTATTCTTGCTTGCGGCTATGGTGGCGGCATTGGGGCTTTTGCGGCTATGGGTCGCAACTACGGCGTTATTCTTCCTGAGTCTGATGCTCGTAAGACTGTTGATGCTTGGCGTAGAGCTAATCAATGGGCTGTTCAATATTGGCAAGAACTAGAAACGGCGTACACCAGAGCCATGCGAAACATAGGGCATGAGTTTAGTGCTGGGCGCGTAACGTATTTATTTGATGGCTTGCACCTTTGGTATGCTTTACCCAGCGGCAGAGTGCTATGCTATCCCTATGCCAGACTAGATCAGGAGGGGGTAACTTACGCTAAAGCCGCGTGGAAACCCGCCGCCCTCGATACTGAATGGGCTAGAGCTAGACTCTGGAAAGGGTTGGCTTGCGAAAATATTACTCAGGCTGTTGCTAATGACATATTGCGTAATTCTTTACGATTTTGCAACGAAGAAAAATTAGATGTAATATTGCATTGTCACGATGAAATAGTGGTAGAATGTGACATAAATGATGCGGAGCAAGTAAAAAATAGATTAAATGAAATTATGTGCGCTGCACCTGTTTGGGGGAAAGAGTTGCCCTTAGATGTTGAAATAAAAATAATGCAAAGGTACGGCAAATGAAATGGAAAACTATTCCTGAGTGGGATCGATATGAAGTAAGCGAATTTGGGGATGTTCGATCTAAAGACATGAAAGTCGGCGCAAAAGGCGGTAAAACGGCTTTGCGAAAAGGTAAAAATTTGGCTTTAGTTACTAAAAATAATGGTTATGTCTGTGTTACGTTAACAAACGGAACAGCGCGTCCTCAAATTGGGGTACATCGCTTAGTAGCTAGGGCTTTTTTAGGTGAATGTCCTATTGGGTTACACGTTCTACATTGGGATGGGAATAAATGCAATAACCATTATTCAAATTTAAGATATGGTACACCCGCTGAAAATGTAAATGATGAGCGTAGAATGAATAAAGAAGGCAGAATATTAAATCGCAATGCAGTTATAGAGATACGAAAAAAGAATATGTCCGCTCCTAATCTAGCAAAACAGTTTGGCGTATCTGTCCATACAATTCACGGCGTTTGGTATAAACACTCATGGAAACACGTCTGAAAAGTAGTAAACTAATAAACCAAAAGCCTAAACCCTCGTAAAAAGGTTTAGGCTTTCTAACCAATAATCAAGCTAGAGGACAAGATAATGGCTGAAAAAATTATATCACCAAACGAATTCATTGACTTTTTAGCAAAACTACCTGCTGAGGGTGAAACTCTTTTGGTGGTTAAGCAAAAACCTGTCATGTCCAATGGTGAACACGCTTTGCATGGCGACGGGACACCAAAATATACTTGGATTCCGATGTTGCCTGAACGCTACAAGCCTAATGGTTCTCATTACGTTAATACTGGCAGTTTTATTATCAATCGTTTTAAAGACGGCAAAATGTCGGCTTCTAATGCCAATTGTGAACACACTTTATTTCTGATGTTAGATGATATTGGCACTAAATCTAAAGTGCCACCATTAGAGCCAACTTGGAAGCTGGAAACATCGCCGGGTAATCAACAATGGGGCTATGTTTTTGACTTCGATCACCAGCCTACTAAGGGTGAATTCACCGCCGCTATTAAAGCGATTGCCGCGGCGGGCTATACCGATGGCGGCGCTACTAATGCGGTGCGTAATGTCAGAGTACCCGGTTCTGTTAACTTAAAAGAAGGTAAAAATTTCTTTGAAGCAAAACTTTTAGAGTTCCATGTGGATCGTGAGTTTAATCTTGACCAAATCTGTAAAGCTTTAGGGGTAAACCCTGAGCAAGCCGATACTGCTTTTGTTCGCCCTATCTCTTTAATAGATGATGGGGACGACGACATACTTCAATGGCTTGACGATAACAATCTCATTCTTGAAGAAGGTAATCAATCTGGTTGGTATGGGGTAGTTTGCCCGAACTCCGCCGAGCATAGCGATGGCAATCCAATGGGGCGCTATCACCCTCTCAATCGAGCTTACTGCTGTTGGCATGAGCATTGCCAAGACTTCGGTTCTAAAGCATTTCTATCTTGGGCGGCTGATAACGGCGCGCCTAGACATGAACCCGGTGTGCGGTCTGAACTATTATCTAGCGCGCTTTCAATAGCGCTCAAAAAGATTGAGCCTTTTAATCTATTCACAGTTACGCCCGAAGATCAGCTTGCCGAGATCGAGCGTAAAGAGTTGGGTAGGCTAGAAAAGGAAGATTGGTATGACAGATTCGCCTATGTTCAGTCCGATGATTCTTACTTCGATTTGCTTGCGCGTAACGATATTTCCCGTGGCACTTTCAATGCGCTTTATCGCCATATCTCTTGCAAGTCTATCCATAATGGGCGCAAGCTTGAAGCGGCTAATTGCTATGATGAGAATCGCGTAGCTCACAATGCTGTTGCTTTGAGAGGTTTAACCTACGCCGCCGGTGATAGCGCCTTAGTGTCTAGCATGGGTGAATTGCATGGTAATCGGTGGGTTAATGCTCGCCCTGTTATCCGTTCAAAGGGTGGCAATATTAGCCTTTGGCTTAACCATTGCCATACGCTTGTACCAAACCAAAAGGAACTCGATCACCTTTGGGATATTATGGCGTTCAAACTCCAAAACCCAAAGATTAAGATCAATCATGCCGTTCTGCACGTTGGCGATGAGGGTTGCGGCAAGGATTTAATGTGGATGCCTTTTGTATGGTCAGTCTGTGGTGCAGATTCCAAGAATCTTTGCGTAGTTGATAGTGATAAACTTCAGTCCCAGTTCACTTACCATTTAGAGTCAGAGATATTGATTCTCAATGAATTAAAAGAACCAGATTCAGCTACCCGTAGAGCATTAGCTAACAAGCTAAAGCCTATCATTGCCGCCCCGCCAGATATGCTGGACATTAATCGTAAAGGCAAAGATCCATACAAAATGGCTAACAGGCTATTCGTATTGGCTTTTTCCAATGAGCAGATTCCTATCTCTTTATCTTCCCAAGATCGGCGCTGGTTCTGCATTAGTTCTGAAGCGCAAGCGATGGAAAAGATTAGGGTAGGCTCAGGTCTTGAGCTATACAACTGGTATAGGGCAGGGAACTTTGAACATATTGCTAGTTGGCTTTACGCCCGTGATGTATCTAAATTCAACCCCGGCTCTGCCCCCGAAATGACTGAATTTAAGATGAATCTTTTAGAGTCAGGCATGAGTAGCCTAGAGTCCACCATTGTTGAAATGATTAAATCTCGTACAGGTGACTTTGCGCGCGGTGCGATTGGTAGCCCCTTGCATCCTATCTGTGATCGTATTGCTGATTTGATGGGCATGGGGCGTAATAAAGTACCCCAAAGCGCTTTGCTTCATGCGCTTAAAGAAGCAGGTTGGATTGATTGTGGTAGGCTGGGCGCGGCAGATACTAGCAATAAGAAGCGGGTGTTTGCGTCACCAGATGCGGTGCGTAGCTTTAGTAAATCTGAATTACGGCGTATGATTGAGCTACCACCTGAGCCAAAAGCTGTGGTGTTAGACATGAAGCGGAGCGCATGATGTTTTATACCTATATCCATCGTTATCAAGATACGGGGCAAGTGTTTTATGTCGGTATGAGCAAAAATAAATCACGCATGACTAGCAAACAACGCCTCCACCAACCTCATTGGTACGCCGCTATTGAAAATAAAGAATGGTTTGCTGAAGCTGTAGCTAATTGGAACACTAAAGAAGAAGCTGAAAGCCATGAGCAATTGCTAATAGCTTGCTTTAAAGATATGAAACACCCTATCATCAATTTAACCAAAGGTGGGGCAGGGCGCACAGGCTTTAAATGGACAGCACAAGAACATGAAAAACAATTGGTAAATCAACAAGAACGCGGGCGTAAAGGCGGCTTAATATCTTCAGAAGCAAAGCGCATCAGCAGTAAACTCAATGGTAAACTAGGTGGTAGACCGAAACGCTTGGGCTAGAATACACCCCCAAACGCTTGGGCTGAATATTTTATGGAGTTAAATATGAACAAACCAATCAAAAACGATTCAGGCGCAATTAAATACACCAACTTATCTTCGGCTGGTAAAGCAATGGGATCAAAAGGCGGTAAATCTAACTCAGAAGCTAAAGTACGCGCCGCCAGAGAAAACGGCAAACAGGGTGGCGGGCATACCCCAAAATAATATTCCTCTTAGGGGCAAAAGCGGATGCTGACCAGTTAGCTGAAATGCAAAGGCAGACGTAGCGAGTAGCCCCGCCTTTTTGTTTCATGTGAAACATTTTTTAAGTCAAAAACACGAATTTAACTGAGAATTGTTCTCATTTAGCCGTTTTTCTTGTTTTACATAATACTTTTTTCATTCGGAAAACCCTTATAAATCAAGGGCTTACGGCATTTTTCTAATGCTATTTATACGCAATTTTTTAATGAGCGAGCGCGGTCGCATTTGCGCGGGCGCTAGAATAGCCCCGCCGCCGGTTTGCCAATAGAAAAGGGCGCAATATTAGGGCGGCATTAAGCCGCGCCAATAGAGCGCCCGCAAAATACGGCATTAAATAGCGCGGGCGATATTCTCGCAAATAATCCGCGCCCCTTTAGAGCGCTCAATACTTGCGACAATAGCCCGCTAAGGGCGCGGCAATGCGCCGCCGCCCCTAAGCTATTGAGAGAAAAGAAAAGCCCGCGCGAGGGCGGGCAATGGTTTAATTATTTATTTAATAGCGCCCCTCTACACTTAACCAAAAATCGCCCTTTAGCGCTTCGCGGCGCTCGCGGGCGCTGATAATTTCGGCGCGATATTCGCGCAATTTATCGGTTAACGCGTCGCAAATTGCGCCCGCTAAATCAATTCCCGCCCGCCGTTGCGCTTTAATAGCCACAATGAGAGCGCGCGCCATTTTGCGGGCTTCGCTAATTTGCTCGGCTAAATCATCGCGAATTTGCTCGGCTTGAAATTGCGCGTCGGCTTCGCGCCCTTGCTCGGCTTCGCGCTCGGCTATGCTATCAGCGCGGCGGGCGGCATCATATATAGCCCCTTGATTTTCTAAATTTTCGCCGTCATTCGGGGCAAATTGCCCTTGTGAAAAGTAGATTAGGGCTATATCGCTTTCACTATAAGCAATAGCGGGGCAAATAAAAACGCCGCGCCGCCCCGCTTTAATTTTGACAATATAGGGTTTAACTATTTCGCGCTGAAAGCTATCGGCATAATAGCCGGTATATTGAAAGCGGCGCGGGCTTATATCTTCAATTAGCGCGGCATTATACCCCGTGAGATCATACGCGCTTAAATCGCCGCTTTTATTGTAAAAATTGGCGCTATCATACGCGATATAGCCCCGCCGTTTATATTTCACTTGATGATTAAGCGCCGCCGCGTAAGCGCCCGCCGGATTATGCACCGCCCATTTTTCAGCTTGTTTTTTTACGCTCGCAAGCCGCGCCGTTAATTGATAGCTTATAGAATTGCTCATTTTTTAGCCTCTATTCTAAAAACGGGCAAAATTACCCGCCATTAGCCCCGCGCTTAATGCTTAGGGCTAATAGCTGATAATTTTAGGCTTCAATATTTACTATAATTTTTTCACGCCCTTGCATGACGTATAGCGAGCCAATATTAGAATAAATACGGCAATAAACCCGCCGCCATTTTTCAGCGTGGAAAATCTTATATTGTGTAGGAATTTTTGAGCCGTAACCCGAAGCCGTATAATTTAAGCCCATTTTTTGCCATTCTAGCGGCTCGCGTTTAACTTGCGCGCCCGCAAAATATAGGGCGCTCATTCTAAATTCTCGCTTTCAATTTCGCGTATTTTAAAATATTCGATTATTTCGCCATTTTCTAATTGCTCGGCTATTGCATCATATATCCAATTATTTTTTAAAATATAGCCGTTATCATCTAGCGCAATTTTTAACTTAATCTCATAATTTTTCATTCTAATAACCCCTTAGCTATCATAATTTTTTGATCGAATTCTTTTAGCTCATAATTTTCTAATTGAATTAGCATAAATTCGGGCGGCGTTGATGCTTCGCGCTCATTTTCGCCGCGCCGTAAGCCGTCGGCTATTAGCTCGGCATATTCGGTCAGTTTTTCTAATGCTTCGCGGCTTTCTAAAAAAGCCCCTAAAATGGCGGCTTGCTTAATATCGCCGCTATTGTGCGCGGCTTTTTCTAATTCTGTTAAATGGATAATATTCATTTTTCGCCCCTTAAATTTTGGGCTTCAATCTCGCGGATAATCTCTTGCGCTTCGGTTATCTCTTCCCGATCACTCCAATATTGCTCACCGCTCGGCTCTTGATCGTCTAAATAATAATCGGCAAAATCGGATAATCGGCATAAAGTATTGAATTGCTTTTTTGTGATTTTTATCATTTTATTTAATCCCCTTCATTGTAGAATTGAGCGCTTCGCATAAATCCGCAAGGTTATAAATAGATCCGAAAATAATCCCGCCGCCAAATTGCTTATTGTGAAATTTTCGCCCGCCTAATTTGCGCGCCCTTGCAAGCGCTAAATTATATTTTCTAGTGATAAAATCGCCCGAATAATCGGCATTTTCCGCCGGTGTATTGAGCGCTAGAAAGTGAATACAATAGCGCGGATTACCATTACTATCATTATTCATTCTTGAAAAATCGGATTGTGAGATTGTCATTTTTAAGCCCTTTCCAAATATATAGCCATTAAATTATTCGCGCATTTTTCGCATATTGCACAATAGCCGCGCGCTGTCATTTCATCTAAAATTATCGCTTCGCTATCATTTTCGGGGTTATCAATATCCCAAAATAGATCGGTTACCCTCTCAATCGCGCCGCAAGAGTCACAATTATTTAAATCGCTCATTTTTAAACCCCTTCAATTAGTTTTAATTCTTGCGCCATTTTTTCAATTTGATCCCATGCGATAACGTGACAGCCGACGATCAAATTTTCCCCGTCAAAACTATTAAAGCGATACGCGCCCAAATTGATATTGTGTAAACCGGCTTCAAGTTTGCCGCCGTTGCGTTTTGTGCGCGCTAATAAAGGGTAAATTTTGAGCGCATCGCTAACGGGTATTTTCGCGCCGCGCGTTGTTTCTATTTGCTCGCCCTTTATTCTTAATAGCGTATTGCTAAATTGAAAGCCGTTAGTATTTACGCTTTCACCGGTTAGCCATAAAGCGAGCCGCTCGGCGCTTTCAAGCGCGGCAATTCTATTGTTTTCGGCTTGTTTAATAGCTCTCTTAGCGTCGCGCAATTTTGCCGCTTCACTTACATAAGCGCGGGCGGCTTTTTCGGCGTCGTTGTCTTTTATCCATTGTGGCGGCGGCGTTAGTGTAGCTTCGCAATAACTAAAAGCGGCGGCGTTATTCTCAAATAATTCACTTGCTAAATTGCCGCGTGTTATCTTACGGGTATTTTTATTAAAATCAGCGCGCAAGCGCTCGGCTCTATTTGCCCATATAGCAAGATTATGCGACGACGGGCGGCTCGGATCGTCGCAATATATTACTTGATAGCTATCAGGAATAGCGGCGCGGATAATGCCCTTATGTTTGCCCGTTGATGATGAGTAGCCGCGCGAAGTGAATAAAACTATATTGCCGTATTCGGGCGCGAAGCGCGCAACAGGAAAATGCCGCCCATAACTATAGATTGTTTGCCCTTCAAATTCGATATTGCCCGCGCGCCCTTCATTTTGCGATTGAGAAGCCCATATATGGGAGGCTTCATTGTGGCTAGAAAATACCTTTTTCATAAAAACCCCTTAGCGTAAAAATAAACTGTTAAAACAAGGGCGCTTATAACGCCGCCCAAAATGCAAGCGCCGATAATTTCAAGCGCTGATACGTCATTTTTTTGGTTAATCCTATCGGCTTCGGCTTGTGCTTCGGCGTAAGATTTATACAGTTTTTGCTTTTCCATTTTGCCCGCCCTTATCATTTAATTGTCTAAATTGTCATACGTTTTTAAGCGTATGAATAATTATAAGCTGAATTATTTTTACTTGTAAAGCATTTTGTTGCATAAAAGCTAAATTATTTTCTAGGTGTTTACCCTTAGTTTTTATGGTCAAATTGTCTTTTTTTTTGCGGGGATTGTTGCGATATTGTCAAAATGGCGGGCGGGCTTAGGGCTATATAAGATAAGCTAAAAGCGGCTTTTATGGTTAAGATTGTCATTATAGGTATGCTATGTTTTAAGCAAGTTTTTATATACTGTATAGATATACAGTAGTATTTTGGCGTGTAGTTGTAGCGCTCAATATATCCGCCGGTGACAATGGACAATATGACAATGGAAAAATGCTGTTAGCTTAGGGATAAATGCTAATGAATAAGGGCTTAATTCTTAATGCTAAATGCTAATGAATAAGGGCTTAATTCTTAATTCTTAATTCTTAATTCTTAATTCTTAATTCTTAATTCTTAATGCTAAATGCTAAATGCTAAATGCTAAGGGCAAAATCTACCCGCGCCCCGCTATGCTTTAATTTTTCAGCCCTTAGCCGCAAGCATTCAGCTATTAGCTAACGGCTAACGGGTGACAATCTAGCCCATTCTTATTTGACATAACGTACGTTATACGCAAGCCGTCAAAAAATAGCCGTTTGCTGAATGCTTTTTATAGGGGGTTTTTTTGCCTATCAAAAAAGAAAAAGGGGGTCATTAATATCTAGTTACCCGATCAGCGGACTTTTTAGCTTTCAGAACACCGCAAAAAGTTCTTTTGCAAAACGCAAAAAAATTTTAGAAAAATTAAAACTAAGTTAGTAAACACTAACATATTATGTCAAACAAGCCACTTGCAATCTATAAGGCTTATGCTAATATCGGTTTATCAATCAACTATAGGGGAGTAGTTATGGCGCGTTTTACACCAGACCCAGTATTCTATTCAGTTGACCATAAGACCGATAAAATTACCGCTACGCAAGAAGATTTAGACAAAATCTACGATGCCGCTTACCGCGGGCTAACAGGTGACGCATTAGCTCTTTATTCAGGGTTTATGCCTATAGACTTTAATCGCTTATGCCAATTTGATTCAAAAGCGGCGGATATGGTATTAACTGCCAGAGCCGCAAATCAAGCAGAACTTAGTGGCGCGCTAATGACTAACGCCTTAAATGGGGATACTAAAGCGCAACATATTGCCTTGACACATTTGCATGGCTGGAAGCCCGCTAGACCAGAAGGTGAAAGCTCCAATGAAATCCGTATCATTGTAGAAAACGCAGAAGCTCACATAAAACCGGGCGTAGATGGTTGATATTCGTAGGGTCAAATTACCAAAGTTACACGCTGGGCAAGTTGATCTGTACAAAGGGCAAACGCGACTCAACGTAGTACGCGCGGGCAGACGTTTTGGTAAATCTATCTTTGCTACATGGTTAGCCGCTAAAACAGCAATTTCAGGAAAACAAGTAGGTATCTTTGCCCCAGAGCATAAGCAATTAGCTGAAATTTGGGATGCTCTACGGGATACGCTTGATCCTGTGATTAGAAGCGCTAATCGTAATGATGCAACCATCAAGCTAATTGGTGGTGGCAAGATTGACTTTTGGACAATTTTGGATAATGAGTTAGCAGGGCGCGGGCGATCTTATGATTTAACGCTCATTGATGAGGCGGCGTTTACCAAAAGCCCCCAAATGAAAAATGACATTTGGTACAAGTCAATTAAACCAACAATGCTAACAACCCAAGGTATTACTTGGGTTTTTTCTACGCCTAACGGGGTTGATCCTGATAATTTCTTTTGGGCGGCGTGTAATGAAACCGATTTAGGATTTAAAGAGTTTCATGCCCCAAGTTTGGCTAACCCTTATGTGCCACCAGCAGAAATTGAATCTGAAAGATTACGCCAACATGAGTCTGTGTTCCGGCAGGAGTATCTTGCTGAGTTTATTGATTGGCGGTCTATCAGCCTGTTAGCTGTAGACAAACTGCTAGTAAATGAATTGCCTGTTCCTTATCCTACTCAAGTAGAAACTGTCTATGCGGTGATTGATTCTGCCATGAAAGCAGGTCAAAACTTCGATGGAACAGCGGTGGTGTACTTTGCTCTTAACTCGCAAAGCGATCAGCCGTTAACAGTCTTAGATTGGGATATTGTGTCAATTGACGCCGCTATGTTAGAGCATTGGATTCCATCTGTGTTCACAAGGCTAGAAGAATTAGCAAAGCAGACAAAAGCTATCTATGGCATTACTTCTACTTTTATTGAAGGAAAAGGGTCAGGTATTGTGCTATTGCAACAAGGTCAAAATAGGGGTTGGAACGTCCGTGAGATTGAACCTAAGTTCGTGCAAATTGGAAAAGATGATCGCGCTATGAGTATTTCAGGTTACCATTTCAATGAAAAGGTCAAAATTAGCGAACACGCCTATTACAAAACAGTCCCCTTCAAAGGTGCAACTCGAAATCACTTGATTACAGAAATGGCGGGATTTAGACTAGGAGATCCAGACATTAATAAAAAATCCAATGATTTATTAGATTGTTATGTCTACGGAGTTGCAGTAGGCTGTGGGAATAAAATGGGATTCTAGTGTTATTATGCAAAATATATTTCTAGGGAATAATCTATGTCTGAAATAACCATATCCAATACAGGCTTACCCTCCCCGCTGATGGAGTTTCTTCAGGCGGAAGCAATAGAGCCGGGCAGTCCTGTAGGCTATCAGACTTGTAAAGCGATCTTTGAGTTTCACCCTTTAGCCGCTAAGATTATTGAAAAACCGATTGTATTAGCGCTATCCAAG